CAGACTGAAGCAGAAGGTCTCGCAGGTACTATGGAAGTAGAAAACACAGAGTTCTACTTTAAAGGTAAAGTTGAAGCAATCTTGGTTAACCCTCAGTTGACAGACTCTAACACAGCAACCGTTACGCTGTCTTCTCAGTCTGACTTCTTTGGTCCGGGTACAATTGCACCAACACCTTAATTTATTTCGGAGGGGGTTCCTTTTAGGGCCCCCTCTTCCTCTCAGTATTAGAAAGATAAAATATTAATGGATAAGCCATTTAGTAAGTCTTTCGTTATGCGTACTACCTTCCGTCACATGCGCAGAAGTGTAGATATTAGTATTCGAAAGTCATTTGAACGTTTTAAAGACTTTGACGAGGGTTCCAAAGAAGGCAAAGATTGCCTAGAAACTTTGTCAGTGTTGCACACAGTAAGAAAACTGCTTGACGATTTTCAAGCAAATAATACAGAATTATTTTCAGAGAAAGATAAACTAAAATGAAGCATTTAGTAAACAAACTTGTTACTGAAAAAGTCCCCTTTATGGGTGACACAGTAGAAGTCAAAAAGCTGTCCGTTAATGAAGTCCTTGAGATGCAAAAACTTGTTAAAGCTTCAAGCAAAACTAAAGATGACTCAGCTCAAATTAACCTTTTAATCGAAGTTATTAAACTTGCGGTTATTGGTGCAAATGAAATTACTCACGAACAATTTAAGACTTTTCCTATCGCAGAGCTAACTGGACTGTCTAACCAAATTATGCGGCTTGCAGGTATTGGTGATGGCCCTGTGGGAAACTAACCAAAGAAGATGAGACCCTATACGAAATAGCACTACAGCTAAGTATTCCAGTTTACAAACTTAGAGCAGAGATGCCCTATGAAGAACTGTTAAAATGGGTTGAATTCTTCAAAAGAAGACCAGTGGGCTGGCGAGAAGATCATAGAGCTTATCTTTATCTAAGAACACAAGGTGTAACAGCTTCTGCTGAGAGTGTCTTTCCTTCTCTTAAACAGATTAAAGACAGTGAAGAAGAAAATAAGCTTCCTGATCAAGTTGTTCCCAAAGGTAAGTTTCTACAGCGTATGCTTGAAGCTAAATCAGGGGATAAGGTTGACTGGTTAACAAAAAAGAGATCTAAAAATGGCAACTAACAAAATTACTTTTGACGTAGTAGATTTTGAAAAAGAGCTAGAAAGAGTTAAAAAAGAAATTAACTTACTAGCTTTTGAAGACATTGAAGATCGTGTTAACTATGCAACAAATACACTCAGGATAGTTACTCCGGTTGATACAGGAGAAGCTCGCTTAGGGTGGGACTCTAAACTAACTAAAAACAAAGATAATGAACTAATAAATGGTTCAATTTTCAACGATGTGGAACATGTAAGCTATCTTAATAATGGCCACAGCAAACAAGCACCTAAGTATTTCATTGAACAAGTATTAGTTACAATTGGAATACTAACCCCTAAGTAAAGATAACTAGCCCCCGATGGTAACTCATAATGAGAGTCTGTTGGGGGCTAATTTATTAAATGGAGGCACTATGAGCGGTGTAAATATTAGAGTCAGTGCAGATACTTCACAAGCTCGCAATGACTTAAAGAAACTAGAAAGATCAGTTGGGAAGATTGAATCGGCAACTTCTCGGCTAGGTAACTCAATTAAAGCTGCCGTAGCTACTTATGGTGCATTCTTTACTACTGGGGCGATTGTCAAGGTTGCCGACCAATTTCAAAGTCTTGAAAACCAGTTAAAAATTGTTCAAAAAGAAGGTGAGTCTGTTGCAGGCACCTTTGCAAAACTAAATAGACTTAGCCTTTCTACTAGAACATCTCTTAATGATACAGTAACTAACTATACGCGGTTATCAAGGGCGTTAGAAAGAACTAACCTTACTCAGCAAGACTATCTTGATGTCACAGAGGCTATTAACAAAGCAACAAAGATTGGCGGACAACCTCTTGCTACACAGCAAGCCGCTTTGTTCCAGCTTAGCCAAGCCTTCTCGTCTGGTGTTCTTCGTGGTGAAGAATTTAACTCGGTATCTGAGGGTGCCCCTGAAATTTTAAGAGCGCTAACTACCTCTTTGGGTGTAACTCGTGCAGAACTTAGAGAAATGGCCTTTGATGGCCAAATTACTTCTCAGGTTTTAACAGACTCTTTGTTAACTGCTCTTCCCGAAATTAGAAACGAATTTGAAACTTTAACTCCTCTTGTAGGCGAACTAGCGCAGGCTATGACACAGGAGTTTAATCGAGCCCTTAGAGAGCTAGATAAGCTTGCTGGGATTTCTGCGGCTTTTGCGAGCAAAGTCCAACTATTAACTGTTGGGTTCTCTTTCTTTGCAGACAATGCTGCCTTTTATGTAGATAGAGTAATTTTTAAGCTTATTGACTTTAAAATTGCCGCTAAAAGTAGCTTCTCCGCTATTTCGGAAATAATTACTGGTTTCTTTTCTGAAACCTTTACAGTTGAAAACTTTTTCAATCAGTTAGACAGGGCTAAAACTGCGGTCAGTGACTTCTTTCAAAGTGACGTGTTTACTGTTCCAGAGGGTTCTTTACTAGGGAAACTTTTAGCAACGGAACCGTTGTTTACTGTTGACAATATTGTTTCAGGAACAGAAGAAGCCTTAAGAAAAATTAAAACCTTTGCGACAAACGTTATTGACGTATTCTTTAGCATCTTAGATGAAGTAATTTTAAACTCCTCTTGGACAGAACTGTTTTGGAAGGGTGTTAATCGAATTGGCGGTCCTAAGTTGGAGGCTGGCTTAAGAGAAGCTTTTGATAAAATATCTAACTGGGCGGAAACTATTAAGGGTGTTTTTTCAGACCTTTCAAGCTTTTTAAATAATAAGTTTAAAGATATTTTTCTTGGAAAAGAAATACAAGTTCCTTACGAAAATAGAAGTGTTCGTCAAGGTGGAGTGGCAGGAGCTCTTTTTGATGCCTTTGACTCTACTGGCATTACAGCAGCCTTAGATAAAACCTCTAGCCGAATTGAACCTTGGGTTTCTTCTGTTAAAGAATCCTTTGAAGATATGGTGTCGCCTTTAACTCAGTTAGAGTTTAACTTGCCAGAAATATCAAACATTAAAGAACTATTCCTTGGTAAAGAAGTGCAAGTTCCTTATGAAGACCGTACTGTTCAACAAGGTGGCTTAGTAGACTCGCTTTTAAATGTTCCTACATTAGCTAAAAATATTGCTGAAGCTGTTGGTAGCTTTGTTGTTGAAAACAAGTGGGCTCTTGCTGGAACGTCTATTGCAGTGGCCGCTCTTTCCGTTATGGATAGAGAACTAAGAAGTAGCCTTTTCCAAGGTTTATTCTTAGGTGCGGGCTACGTTCTTGGCTCAGCAATCCTTTCAGCTCTTACCTCACCTATCGGCTTAATTGTTGGTGCGATTACTTTTGGACCTTCTCTACTATCTGCCGCCAATGACGCGGGGCTAACAAGACAACTTGGTAAAATTATTGCTGATGGTATTGTTAACTTCTTTGAGTCCGATGCAGAAGGTCAAGGAACATTCCAAAGAATTATTGCTGCAATAGTTAATACTGCGGGTGAATTCGGGGCAGGCCTCTTAGAAGGCGCAGGTTTAAGCGATACTTTTGTTACAGCGTTAATTGGGGAAGACCTTAGTAGTAAACTAACAGGGGCTCTTGCGTTAGCTATCAGCGGTATAGTTGTTACTGGGATTTTAAGAAATGGTATTCTTTCTACTGGTGCAAAGATCTTTGGTGTTATGCTTTCTTGGTTAACCGGGGCTAGAATTTCTGCAACTTTAGCTACTGCATTTGGGCTATCAACTACCACCGCAGAAAGCTCTGGTACTAAAATCGGTAGAGCTTTTGAGAAAGGCTTCCGCGCTATTGCTGTAGGGGCTATTGCAAATAGTTTAACGGACGCCCTTCTCGGTGCCGACGGTGAGCTTACTGAAGCAGAAGATGCGGTGGGTGATGTTGCTGGACTAACTGCTACAGGAGCAATGCTTGGGTCCATAGTCCCCGGAGTAGGCACCGCAATAGGGGCAGGGGCAGGCTTTGTAGCTGGCATTTTAATGCACCCCGAAGCGCTTACCGCAATTGGTGATTTTGCTAATACAATCCGCGACAAACTAGACGAAGCACTTCTTAAAATTTGGGAAGTAGGTGGATCGTTAGCTTTAGCTGCTAAAACTTGGGTAGTAGACCTTGGGAAGTCTATGTATGACTCTGTAGTAGCTGCCCTTACCGATGCTTGGAATAAAGTTAAAGGTTTATTTAC